AAATATAACATTGGTTGCGACAAAGACGTGCACATCGAAGTTCAAGAAAATAATGTATTGAAGAGCGTCAAAGTCGAATATCAAAATATCGTTTGGTTGGAATCGGAAGATAACATATGTCAGTAAATATACAAAACATGTCAGCACAGGCTGAAATGTTGGCTGCTAGAGAAAAGAAATAGGAGAAAAAATGGACAATGATCCGATACTCGGAAGCGTAATGATATTTGCTGGTAATTTTGCGCCACGCGGTTATCTCTACTGCAATGGAGCGACATTAAGTATAACGCAAAATCAAGCATTGTTTAGTATACTTGGTGTTCAATATGGCGGTGATGGCGTGAGCAATTTTAAATTGCCAGACCTCCGTCCAGATGTAATCGAATATCAAGTCACCTTGTCACCTGAGGAGGCTGTTGGTGTTGTGCCTGTCGTAAAGGGTAAGCGCGAATGGCAAGACCATGAACCAAAGTGGTTAATTGCCACAGAAGGTCTTTACCCAAGTCGTCCATAATATGGCATATTTAAACGCTAACATACCTCCCATAGAGTGTTTTGTTAGATCTAACTTTTTACAAAATAGGGTTGAGTGGGATGAGTCAAAAGACTTCTACCTTCCAGTTCTTATTTTCGGCGTGGCGTCGGTGCCGCACCGCGTACCTTTATTTCATTTTATTATGGAAGATGAGGGGGTTTGGTTCCGCATGCCGATCCATGCCTTTTGTCATAAGGAGGGTGCTCAACAAGAAGAACTCTATAACCTAGTTTTATGGGACTGTTTCAGCCCATATATTTCAGTTACACAGTTCGACTTTTTGATCAATAAACGAATGCGCTACATTGACCGAAGTAAAAAGTGGAATGAGGGTACATACTTGTTCACCCTTGATTGGTCACAGGAGGATCGTAATGTTCTTGACACAGGGTTTAGTGAAGTTCCTGGACAGCATAAGTGCGGTCATTTTATCAAATTGGACAATGGAAATTTCGCAATACAGCCTAATAATCGTATCCGTGCTTTTGAACCGTCCTTTGTCACTAAACCTGGTCAGAATGTTATTGAGCGTAAACTAGGAACAAATATGTGGTCAGTCGAAAATACATCCAAGTGGGTTTTGTCTGATGACGATCGTTTTGAATACAATATTGAAGAGAATAAATCATGAGCGTGTTTCACCAAAAGAAAATTGACACAACCCAAGAGCCCGCATTTTTTGGGGCACCTGTTTCTATTGCTCGTTATGACAAACAGAAGTATTCAATTTTCGAAAAACTGACTGATAAACAACTTGGATTCTTTTGGCGACCTGAGGAAGTTGACCTTTTACGCGACGCAAAAGATTTCAAAAACTTATCTGATTACGAAAAACATATTTTCACGAGCAACTTGAAGCGTCAAATCCTCCTTGACTCAGTTCAGGGTCGTGCTCCTGTTGCTGCGCTTTTGCCATTAACCTCGCTACCAGAACTTGAAAACTGGATTATCACTTGGTCGTTTTTCGAAACAATTCACTCGCGCTCTTATACCCATATCATTAGAAACGTTTACTCAGACCCGTCAAAGGTGTTTGATGAAATGTTGGATATTAAAGAAATTGTAGACTGCGCAAAAGACATTAGCAAGTATTATGACAACGTAATTAATAATGATAAGACTTTGTTACAGGCTAAAAAGGATCTTTGGCTCTGTTTGAATGCTGTTAATGCACTTGAGGGTATCCGCTTTTACGTATCGTTTGCTTGCTCATGGGCATTTGCTGAACTGAAAAAAATGGAAGGTAATGCCAAGATCATTAAGTTCATTGCCCGCGATGAAAATGTCCACTTGGCATCAACGCAACACTTGTTGAAGATTTTACCAAAAGATGATCCAGCATTTGAAAAAATTCAAGCCCAAACGCAGGATGAAGTTTTGGATATGTTCAAGTCTGTTGTTGAACAAGAAAAGACATGGGCAAAATATTTGTTCAAAGATGGCTCAATGATTGGACTGAATGAGAAACTACTTTGTGACTATATTGAATGGATTGGTAATAAACGTCTACATGCAATAGGTCTTGATAATATATACAAAACAGGAACCAACCCACTTCCATGGACACAAAAGTGGATCAGTGGTGGAGAGGTTCAAGTTGCCCCGCAAGAAACTGAAATAACAAGTTACATTGTGGGTGGTGTTAAAAAAGATGTGGATCAAAACACATTCAAGGGATTTAGTTTGTAAGGAGAAATATATGCAATGGCATGAGTGTTTGTCATGCGAGAAAGATTTTAAGATCAAGTCAGAGTCAGTAGATGACGATGATGAGATTTTGTTTTGCCCTTTTTGTGGCGCGACTGACCTAGAAAGAGAAGATCCTGAAGAGGAAGAAGAAAAGTGGACTGAAGAGGTCGAGCCGTTTGATGATGAATATTGATGTGGTTGTTTGAAGGCAGAGAATTTACAATTGAAGATGCCTCTGGTTATTATGGATTTGTTTACGAAATTGAATGTCTGGTGAATTCCAAAAGATACATTGGGCGAAAGTATTTTACACGCGCTGCGTACAAACAAGTCAAAGGGAAAAAGAAAAAGACACGTAAGGTTTCCGACTGGGAAAACTACTACGGCTCATCACCGTCCCTGAAAAAAGATATTGAGTTGTTGGGTGAGCAAAATTTCAAAAGAACAATTTTAAAATTATGCAAAACTCGCGGTGATACAAACTATACTGAGGCTAAATACCTGTTCGAAAGAGAAGCGTTGGAACGCGATGATTATTATAATGAGTGGATTAGTTGTAAAATCGGAAAGTCGAGTGTTATAAAAAAGACTTGACTTACTTACTGAGGTGAATTATGATGTATAAAGTATACACAAAGCCAGATTGTCCCTACTGCGTAAAAGCCAAGTCTCTCCTGAAAATGAAGGGGTTGGGATTTACCGAGGTAAAAATTGGCACAGATGTAACTAGAGAGTTTGTTATGGAGAATTTTCCATCAATGCGTAGTGTACCAATCATCACCAAAGATGATGCGCTGGTTGGAGGCTACACGCAACTAGAGGAGTCGTTAAAGTGAGTGAAGAAAAGTTGAAGTTTACTGACTTGGATGGTGCTCATCACGTAGCAGAGCGTAAGCCAAAAATCTACGAAAGCCCAGACAAAGGTCAAACTGTATATGAACGTGAGTTTGGTTCCAGCGAGCGTACAATTGTTAAAACCGCTGTGCAAATGCAATGGAACAACTGGAATATCAAAGACAAAACTTAATTAGCGAGTCACTAATGAAATCATTGCTTGAAAATTTGCAAGAGCATATTTGCGTTGTTTCTTTTACCAAAATCAATGGTGAGTTTAGAAAAATGCGCTGCACTTTGCGTGAGGATATTTTACCAAAGGTTGAAGTGAAAGAAAATGCAAAGCCAAGAAAGGTAAATGAGAGTGTGTTGTCAGTTTGGGATGTTGATAAGAACGATTGGAGAGCATTCAGAATTGACAGCGTCACATCAGTCAGTGTTGACCATGACCCTACTGTTGAGGATATTGTCGCATGATTTACATAGTTGACATCGACCAAACGATTTGTCACACACCAACTGTTGATGGTCGTCAGGCGTATGAATTATCAAAACCGATTCAGGAAAGAATTGCGGTCATAAATACATTATACCACGATGGTCATACGATTATTTACTGGACTGCCCGAGGTTCTGGTAGCGGTATAAACCAATACAGAATTACAAGAAATCAACTTGACAAGTGGGGAGTTTTGTATCATGAACTCCGCATGGGTAAACCAAGTTATGATGTTTGGGTAGATGATAAGGCATTTAGTGATAAGGAATTTTTTGATGAAAAATCAAGACTTAATAGAACTGAACGAACTGAATAAAGAGTCACAGGGCGGCACTGAACTCACAACTAAAAATTTGTTTGATCGTTTAGACCGTGAAGAACTCGAAAATGTTCAAATTATCACTGCTCGCGTTCGCGAACTAAAGCAGGATAAAATCCGAATTTACCACCTTCATGATTTGGCGCTTGATCCAGAAGCAGCCCACTTGAAGGAAGAAGAAAGTCGCAAACGTTTTCACAAACTTGTATTTTCTTCCAACTGGCAGTATCAACAGTACCGTGACTACTTGGGCGTTCCATACAGTCATCAAAGCACCGTGATCGAAACTGGCGTTGAGCCAATTTCATTTACAAGCAAACCAAAAGACAAAATCAGACTCATTTACACTTCAACACCCCACCGTGGTCTTGAAATTCTTGTTCCTGTATTTGAAGTTCTGGCTAAAAAATATCCAAACATCGAGTTGGATGTATTTTCCTCATTTGGAATTTATGGTAGCGAATGGGAACAAAGAAACAAACCATTTGAAGAATTGTTCGAGCGTTGTAGGGCTCACCCACAAATCAACTATCACGGTTGGGCATCTAATGATGTAGTCCGTGAGGCATATCAGCGTGCTCATATTTTCGCCTATCCATGTATTTGGCCAGAAACATCTTGCCGTAGTCTTATTGAGGCGATGTCAGCAGGTTGTTTATCTGTACATCCAAACTTCTCAGCATTGACTGATACATCAGGTGGGTTGACTGTTCAATATGACGGTGATCATAGTGATATCAACGCCCATGCTAATATGTTTGCGCACACGTTGATGTATGCGATTGATAATGTACAAAATAACGATTTGACAAACTGGTTATCATTTGTGAAATCATACGCTGATGCAAGATTTTCATGGACGACAGTAATTCACAAATGGAAATCAATGAT